GTCTCCTTGGTGTAGGGGTCGGTGCACTCGGCCCAGATCTCACCGTCCTCACCGACCACAAGCTTGCTCGTGAAGCCCTGCTCGAGCATATAGGGATAGTAGTTCACATCGTCAAAGCTGATGATGAGCGGCTTTTTGCCCTCGGGCAGCTTGAGCGTGTTGCGCACCATGTGCGTGCCGCTCTCGTCCGTGACCTCGCTCCACACGTCCTCGATGGCGACGAGAATGTAGCCCTTTTCATACACGGACTGTAAGATCTTCGCGTACTCGTCCGCGGTCACCATCCAGTCATCGAGACCGTAGCGTTCGCTCTGGCTCGCGCCGCAGTCATGAAATGCCCACTGGGGATAGGCGATGACGGGATGGAAGAAAAGGTGCTCCACGATCTGGTCGGGGCCCCAGGACTGTGTGAGCTGATCCTCGCTCCAATAGGTCCTGACCGCCTCGTAGGGATCGACGTAGGGCTCCGGCTCGGGCGTCACATCGGGCGTTTCGCCGCCCTGCTCCGTCGGATTTTCGGGGACCTCCGGAGCGTCGCCGCCCGGGTCCTTTTTGCCGCAGCCGGGCAGCAGCGTCAAGATCAGCATTGCCGTAAGCAGCAACGCAAGCATTCGTTTCATGGCGTTTCCTCCTCGAGAGATACTGTAAATTGCAGTATACCACGCCCGCGACAAAAAGGCTATAGAAATCTGAAAAGTTTCATGGCTTCTTCAAAAACTGCATTTTTCTCCGTTTTGCACAAACGACTTTTGAACAAAACAAGGATGTCTACCCGATGTCTACCCGCCGAAACGCCTGGGGCGCAAGGGCTTGCGGGTTTTCCGGAGAGGCCGCCGTCTACCCTTTCGTCTACCCATTTTTTCACGCCGCTCCCCGAAACGCCTGCTATTTCTGCGAAATTTCTTGAAATTTCCGAAAATGTATGGGGGTACGATATCCCCATACAAAGAAGGTGATTTCTTGCCCTGCTATCATCCGCTGAAAGCCTTTGTTTTAGGCGAAAAAGATGGTAAACGGTTGCTCAAGGTGACGAGCTATGAGGTAGACCATCTCGAGCGTTCTGGTGATGGCTTTGCTTGTATGAGAAGCCCGCCTACTGGTCGTTTTGGTGATATTACCGAGTTCGTAGAAATTCCCTGCGGTAAGTGTTCTGGTTGTCGTCTTCAGCGTTCTCGCGAATGGGCTAATCGTTGTATGCTTGAGCTTGAATATCATAAGTCCAGTTACTTTGTAACTCTTACTTATGATGATGGTCATGTACCGATTCATTACTATTCCGATCCGGCGACCGGCGAGGCCCTGCCGAGTATGTCCCTCGTGAAGCGTGATTTTCAGCTTTTCATGAAGCGTCTTCGCAAAAAGTTTGGTGAAGGTATTCGCTTCTTTGCTTCTGGTGAGTATGGTTCTTTGACGTTTCGTCCGCATTACCATGCAATCATTTTTGGATTGGAGCTCCATGACCTTGTACCTTACAAGCGATCTGCTCAAGGTTTCCAATACTTCAATTCTGTGTCTCTTCAACAAGTTTGGCCGAATGGCTTTGCTGTTGTAGCTCCTGTGACCTGGGAGACTTGTGCTTATACTGCTCGTTATGTCATGAAGAAGCTTACCGGCCCTGAAGCTGAGTTCTATGAGAACTTCAATATTGTCCCTGAGTTTTCGCTTATGTCTCGCAAGCCCGGCATTGCTCGCCAGTATTATGAAGACCATCCTGACTTATATGAACACGAGTTTATCAACATTTCGACTGAGAAAGGAGGAAGGAAGTTTCGACCTCCGAAGTATTATGACAAATTGTTTGATCTCGATTGTCCGGAAGAATCTGCCAAGCTTAAGGACGTCCGTCAGAAGATGGCAGCTGAAGCGCAGAAAGCAAAATTACAGAAGACCACACTTAGTTATTTAGACCAGCTTGCTGTTGAAGAACGGAATCAGCTGGCCCGACTAAAATCTTTGAAAAGGAGTTCTATCTAATGCGTAAGAAAATGCGTCCCAAGAAAGACAAGAAGGTCTTTCGTCGTACTGCTGCGAAGTCTAAGAAGATCAACATTAATCCGACTGTTTTCCGTGGAGGTATCCGGCTATGATTGAGGATTCTTTTAATTGTGAGTATTTTGACGTTTGCGATCAGGATTGTTTAGGTTGTCCTTATTTTAAAGCTTTTTTGGAGGTTAAAGAATGAAATATGGTGTCTATTCTATCCGCGATGCCCGCACGGGCTTTCTCCCGCCTACGGTAGATCAGAATGATTCTTCCGCTATGCGGAATTTCGCTCATGCCTGTATGCAGAAGGAAAGTCTTCTGTTTTCTCACATTGAGGATTATGCCCTTTGTAAGATAGGTGAGTTTGATTCTTCTAAAGGTGTGATCACGCCTCAGCCTGTCGATGTTATTTTGGATGGTTCTTCCATTCAAGGAAAGGATTATTGATCATGTATGATGAAAAGCTTGGATTCTCTACTCAGTATCGTCCGCGAACTCGCTTCATTTCAAATGGAGGTCAGCGCGAAAGGATTCTCTATCAGCCTAAATTTGATGAAAATGGAGTTATGGATCTCGTTGAATCTGGCAAAGAAGACCTTTACGATTTTATTCAATCCCACGCCGAAGCCGTCGATATCCACGTGATTCTTGCTCGATTTCAGAATGGCGACGTTGACGCGCTTTCGCGTGTCCAAGGCGCTTATGGTGACTTCACTAATATGCCCACCTCCTATGCTGAGCTTCTGAACAGGGTCAATGAAGGTCAGAGCTTTTTCAATTCTCTTCCGGTTGATATTCGCGCGAAGTTCAATCATAATTTTGCCGAGTTCATGGCTGGTATGGACAAGCCTGATTTCCTCGACAAGCTCGGAATCAAGCCCGAGCGAGAGTCTGACCCGTCCCAGGAGGAAAAACCGGCTGTTGAGCCGAAAAAGGAGGTTACCGAATGAACCGCAATGTTGAATCTCATTTCGCGCTTAATCCCACGAATATCGATATCCGGCGCTCGACGTTTGACCGCTCGCATTCTCTTAAGACTTCGTTTAACGTTGGTGACATTGTTCCTTTTTTCGTTGACGAAGTACTACCGGGAGATACGTTCAACGTGGACACATCCAAGGTCGTGCGCCTGCAGACGTTGCTTACTCCGGTCATGGATAACATCTATCTCGATACGTATTTCTTCTTCGTACCGAACCGGCTTACTTGGTCTCATTGGAAGCAGTTCAACGGTGAGAATACGGAATCTGCGTGGATTCCTCAGACGGAGTATGAAATTCCTCAGATTACTGCTCCTGCTGATAGTGGATGGGCTGTTGGAACTATTGCCGATTATCTCGGTGTGCCTACCGGCGTTCCTAATCTTTCCGTTAGTGCTCTTCCCTTCCGAGCTTATGCCTTGGTAATGAATGAGTGGTTTCGTGATGAAAACCTATCTGACCCGCTCGTCGTTCCCGTCGATGATGCTACTGTAGCTGGTGTGAATACTGGCACGTTTGTTACCGATGTTGCAAAAGGCGGCCTCCCCTATAAGGCCGCTAAGTATCACGACTATTTTACAAGCTGTCTTCCGTCTCCGCAGAAAGGTCCGGATGTTTTGATTCCTTCGGCTACTTCTGGTGTTTATCCTGTCGTTACCAAAAATGAGGTTCATGAGCCTGGTGGGTTTACTCTTTCTGGTGTTTATGGTTCTAAATCGACTGTGTTTGATGAACTCAATGTTTTTACTAGTAATTACTTGATTCCTTCTGTCTCTTCATCTAATGTTGGTGTTACTGGTCCTAACTCTTCTGCTACTTTTGATCCTACTAACCTTTGGGCTGAGTCTTCCGGTGGTCTCGGTGCTTCGATCAATCAGCTTCGTATGGCGTTCCAGATTCAGAAGCTCTATGAGAAAGACGCCCGTGGCGGTTCCCGCTATATTGAAATTCTTAAGTCTCATTTCGGCGTGACTTCTCCGGATGCCCGTCTTCAGCGTCCCGAATATCTCGGTGGTAATCGTGTCCCTATCAATATCAATCAGGTTGTGCAGCAGTCTGCTACGGCCTCTGGCGAGACTGCACAAGGTACTGTAACTGGTATGTCTGTTACTACGGATACGCATTCCGATTTTACCAAATCTTTTACTGAGCATGGCTTTGTCATTGGCGTTATGGTTGCTCGTTACGATCATACTTACCAGCAGGGTCTTGAACGTTTTTGGTCTCGTAAAGATCGCTTTGATTACTATTGGCCTGTTTTCGCCAATATCGGCGAACAGGCTGTGAAGAACAAGGAGATTTTTGCCCAAGGCCCCAGTGTTAAGGATTCTGCTGGTGCTGTCATTGATGATCAGGTTTTCGGCTATCAAGAAGCGTGGGCTGATTACCGTTATAAGCCTTCCCGTGTTACCGGCGAGATGCGTTCTCAGTACGCCCAGTCTCTTGACGTTTGGCATCTTGCCGATGATTATTCCGCTCTTCCTATGCTTTCGGATTCTTGGATTCGTGAGGATAAGACTAATGTTGATCGTGTTCTTGCAGTTTCTTCTGCTGTCAGCAATCAGCTTTTTGCTGATATCTACATTAAGAACCGGACTACTCGTCCTATGCCGATGTATTCTATCCCTGGTCTGATTGACCATCATTGAGAGGTGATTTCATGACTACTGGTAAGGATGCTTCTCAGGTTCAGAGTGTGCCGGCTGTCGGAAATTTGGATTCTGCTCTTTCTCGTATTACGAGGACTGCATCAGAAAACACCGCTAAAAGCGCTCAGATGGCTTCTGAGCAACGCGACTGGCAGGAAAGGCAAAATGCCTTGGCTATGCAATTTAACGCTCAGGAGGCCGCTAAAAGCCGTTCTTGGCAGGAATACATGAGCAATACTGCGCATCAGCGTGAAATTCGTGATCTTAAGGCTGCCGGTCTTAATCCGGTGCTAAGTGCTATGGGAGGTAACGGCGCTGCCGTTACCTCCGGTGCTACCGCTTCTGGTGTTACTTCTGCTGGAGCTAAAGGTGAGGTTGATACCTCTGCTAATGCTGCTTTGGTTCAGATTCTCGGTTCTGTGCTTTCTGCCCAAACTCAGTTGCAGACCGCTAACGTTAATGCTCGTACGCAAGAGGCTGTTGCTGATAAGTATACTGCTATGGAGGAGATTGTAGCTAATATTTCTCGTGATGCTACTCTTGGTTCTGCTGGTATTCATGCCGGTGCTACAAGATATGCTGCTGATACCTCCGCTGCTGCTTCTCGCTATTCTGCTGATAAGAATTATGAAGGCACTAAGTATTCTTCTGATATGCATTATCAAGGTACTAAGTATTCTTCTGATAAGAGTTATGAAGGTACTAAGTATTCTTCTGATAATTCGGTACGTAACCCTTCTTCTGCTGTTGGCTATGCTCGTGAGATTGGTAAAGCTGCTTCTAATATCTTCTCCGATCTTTTTGGCTGGGATTATGATCCTCAATATCTTTTTGATATGTATCGTTGATAGAAAACAGAAAACTCCGAAGCTCTGCTTCGGAGTTTCTGTTTTGTAACCAAGCGTGAGCGCGGTTAGCGAATAGATATGCACCAGCGAGCGCCAGCGAGCGCAACAGCCCCATTACACTTCTTGATGTAATGGGGCTGAGTGACACCAAGTTATGCTTGCGTGGCACTTTAGATTATGTTATGATGTTATAAAGGAGATGAAAATTATGAATATCTTTACAGAAATTTATAAACTATCTATGAAATTATTGTTTACTTTTATTGTTATAACTGTTATGATAAATATGGTTTTAGGTTCTTAATTGAATTTCCGTGATGGGGATACGATATCGCCTATTTGACCCGTTTTTGCAACATTTTCTCCGTTTTGCACAAAGGCAGGATTTTGACGGACGCCCTCCTCAACGAGCTGACGTGCATAAACAAAAGAAAATCGCGCCGAAACGCGGAAAAATATACGATGCCGCAGAACCGGAAACGGAAATTTCAGAAAGGAGAGTAACATTATATGAAAAAGTTACTCGCTCTGGTGCTGGCGCTGGTCATGTCCATGTCCCTCGTCACCATCAGCAACGCAGCTTTCAAAGATGCCGACAAGATCGACTACAAGGAAGCTGTTGACGTCATGAACGCCGTTGGTGTGTTCGTTGGCGATGAAAAGGGCAATTTCAATGCCAAGGAAAACCTGACCCGTGAGCAGGCCGCGAAGATCATCGCGTACCTCGAGCTCGGCTCCAAGGCTGCTGACGCCCTCGCGGGCGGCGCTACCTTTACCGACGTGGCCTCCACTCGCTGGTCCGCCGGCTTTGTCGGCTACTGCGCGCAGGCCGGCGTCGTCAACGGTGTCGGCAACAGCAAGTTCGACCCCGCCGGTCAGCTGACTGCTCTGCAGTTCGGCAAGATGCTGCTCGTTGAGCTCGGCTACGATGCCAAGGCCGCCGGCATGGTCGGCACCGACTGGGCCATCAACACCAGCAAGCTCATGGCCAAGGCCAAGCTGATGGACAAGATCGACGGCTCCGTCAACCAGGTCCTCACCCGTGAGAAGGCCGCTCAGATGACTCTGAACGCCCTCAAGGCCCCCACCGTTGAGTACACCACCAAGGGCTCCAGCATCTCCGTCAACGGTGCTGAGATCAACCTCGGCGCTTCCGAGCCCACCTATGTGACCAACACCATTGCCAAGCAGCAGACCATCTCCGATGCGACCCTGACCAACAACGGCGGTTACACCATCGAGCTGGGCGAGAAGCTCTACACCAAGCTGAAGCTCTCCTCCGGTGCGATGGATGATTTTGGTCGTCCCATTCACATTTGGACCAACGACACCAAGAAGATCGGTGAGTATGCCGAGGATGAAGATGCCAAGTATACTGACTCCGTCAAGCTCGGCACCATCTATGCCGACCTCGGTCTGTCCAACAGCGGCATTCCTGCGGGCAACGTTACCTACTATGTCGATGGCGAAAAGACCACTTTCACCAAGGACATTGTTAAGGGCAGCCTCGATGACGTCGGCGGCAACGGCGCTCTGACTCAGGTTTGGTAT